TCTACAAATGTAATAGTAAATGTAGATGCTTCTGGTTCTTCTGTTGAAGGTGATGAACAACAAGGTAGAGAACTTGGCCGTCTTATATCTGTAGCGGTACAATCTGAATTAGTACAGCAGAAAAGACCTGGAGGTTTACTTGCATAATGCCTACTTTTCCTTCAATTACTCCAACATACGGGCAGCAAAAAAAATCAGCACCAAAAACTAGGGTAGTTCGTTTTGCTGATGGTTATGAACATCGCATACTTTTTGGTCTTGTAGAACATCAAAATCCAAAAGTTTTTACTTTTACTTTTAATGTATCGGAGACAGATGCAGATACTATAGAAACATTTCTTGATGCAAGAGCAGCAACAGAAAGTTTTGATTTTACACCACCAGGAGAAGCAAGTTCCTCTAAGTTTGTATGTGAAGGATGGTCAAAATCAATTCCATATTTAAACAGAGCAACAATACAAGCAACATTTAGAGAGGTATTTGAACCATGAGTACTGCTCCTGTATTTAGTGAGGTTCAAAAAATAAATCCCTCTGCAATTATTGAACTTTTTACGCTTCAATTAGATAACTCTTTACATGGTGCGACTACAGTTTATAGATTTCATTCTGGTTCAAATTTAAATGCGAATGGTCAAATAGTATGGGCTAATAATAGTTATTTAAGGTTTCCTATACAGGCTTCAGGTTTTAAATATCAACGTGGTCAGATTCCAAGACCAAAACTTGTAATAAGTAATGCATTAGGAACCATATCAGCTATTTTGTTAACTGTGAATCAAACAACAACAGGAAATGACTTAACTGGGGCAACTTTTACAAGAATAAGAACAATGGCAAGATTTTTAGATGCTGTTAATTTTCCAGGTAATACAAATCCTTTTGGAACACCCGATCCAACAGCAGAATTTAAACGCCAAGTATTTACTGTAGATCGTAAATCAGCAGAAAATCGAGAAATAGTTGAATTTGAATTAGCAGGATCTATTGATATGGCTGGGGTAAGAGCACCTAAACGTCAATGCACTCGTGCTATATTTCCTAGCATTGGTACTTTTTTTCAATGACTTGGAAAGATGACGCATTGGTTCATGCAAAAGACCAAGATCCTAAAGAAGCTGTAGGTTTACTTTTAAATGTTAGAGGTAAAGAACGATATTACCCTTGTCAAAATTTAGCAATAACAAGTCATCAAGAGTTTATTTTAAATCCAGAGGATTATGTAAAAGCTGATAATTTAGGTGAGATTATTGCAATAATTCATAGTCATCCAACAACACCTCCTGTACCTAGTCAAGCTGATCGGATTAGTTGCGAACACAGTAAATTACCTTGGCATATTGTTAATCCAAAAACTGAAGAATGGGGTGAATGTATACCTGAAGGTTACGTTCCAGATTTATTAGGCAGACCTTGGGTATGGGGTATAACAGATTGTTGGAGTTTAGTTAGAGATTGGTATAAACAAGAAAAGAATATTGAACTTAAAGATTATGAAAGAAAAATGAGTCCGCAAGAATTTTTAGAAAATCCGTTATTTGAAAATTATGCTTGGAGAACTGGTTTTAGAGAACTAAGATCAGATGAAAAATTACAAAAAGGGGATGTGTTATTAATGTCAATAATGCACCCAACTTTAAATCATGTAGCTATTTTTCTTGGAGATATGGTTTTACATCATTTAGCAGATAGACTATCTTGTAGAGAGCCTTACTCTGAATGGTTATTAAAATGTACTGGTAAGAGGTATCGCTATGCTCAACAAAGTTAAACTTTACGGTGAATTAGCTGACTTTGTAGGTTACAAAGAATTAGATGCTGTTATAAATTCAACTGCTGATGCTATACGTTTTCTTGTTAGTAACTTTCCTAAGTTAGAAGCACATATGGCAAATCGTAATTATCAAGTATTAGTTGATGATTATGAAATAGGTGAAGATGATATACAAAATCCAATAGGTAAATCTGATATACATATAGTTCCTATAATTACTGGTGCTGGTGGTGCTGGAAGAGCTATTGCAGGAGTAGCACTAATTGGATTAGCTTTTGCAACAGGAGGTGCAACTTTAGCTTTAGGTTTTGGAGGTTTCACTGGTGGTGTTGGAATAAGTGCAATGATTGGAAATATAGGTTTAGGTCTTACACTTATGGGTGTGAGTGAAATGTTATTTCCTATGCCACCTATGCCTGAATTTCAAAATGAATCAGATCCCAGAATATCATTTAGTTTTTCAGGTATACAAAACACATCAAGGGCTGGTACTGCACATCCCATAGTATATGGTGAAATAATTACAGGTTCAGTTGTTATTTCTGCTGGCATTGACACTAATCAGGTATCTGCATGACAAAAATTATTAGAGGATCTGGTGGTCCACCTAAACAGCCTCGACAACCTACTAGAGCACCTGACACTTTAAATAGTAAACAGTTTGCTACTGTTCAAGATCTCATATCTGAAGGTGAAATAGAAGGTTTTGCTAGTGCTTCAAAAGCTGGACTAACAAAAGGCACTGATGCTTATAATAATGCAGCACAAAAAGATGTTTTTCTAGATAATACACCTATCTTAAAATCTACCGCTAGTAACACAAACCCTCAAGGATCAGACTTTAATTTTCAAAATGTACAGTTCACTCCTCGTTTTGGAACGGCTACTCAATTTCATGTTACAGGTAATGAAAGCAGTCAATCAACTTCAACTGTGGGAACAGCACCAAAAAATCCATTAGGCACGGTTGCTTCTGGAGAAGCAAATGCTGTTACTCGTCAAATAACTAATACAAATGTCGATGCTGCAAAAATAACAATAACCTTTGCAGCATTGCAAAAAATTACGGATGAAGGAGATTTATTAGGTTCTACTGTAAATCTAAAAATACAAATTCAGTATAACGGTGGTGGATACTCCGATGTTTTATCTGACACCGTAACTGGTAGAACTTCTGATGCCTATCAAAGAGAGTATAGAGTAAATATTTCTGGAGCTTTTCCTGTTGATATAAGAGTAGTTAGATTAACACAAGATAGTACATCCTCTGATTTAGTTGATGAGTTTACTTGGACAACTTTAGGTGAAATTGTTGATGATAAACAAAGATATTTAAATAGTGCTTATGTAAATCTAAGAATTGATTCTGAACAGTTTAGCTCCATCCCACAACGATCTTTTCGTATTCGTGGAATAAAAGTAAGAATCCCTGGAGCAGGGTCTAATGTTATTTCAGGTACATATACGCAATCAACTACAGTTGTTACTATCACTAACAATAATCACGGATTATCTGCTGGCGATAAAATATTTTTTACTGCAACAACTGGACAAGGTGTAAATGGAAGTTACTTAATTCAAACTGTACCTGATGCAAATACTTTTACAATTACATCTCCAACTTCACAAACAGTTAGTTCTTCAAACTGTACTTTTACAGAACTTCCGCAAGTTGATTTACAAACTGGAAGAATAATTTACCCAACTGGCTATATTTTTAATGGAACGATGCAAACAGCACAGTGGTGCTCATGCCCTGCCTTAGTTTTATTAGATCTTTTAACTTCTGAAAGATATGGATTCGGAACTTTTTTAGATCCTGATAATACATTTACGTCATTAGGTACATCGACCACTTTAGACGTATTTAGCTTTATAGCAGCTAGTAAGTATGCAAATGAATTAGTATCAGATGGATTTGGAGGTCAAGAGGCAAGATTTAGTTGCAATGTAAATATTCAAGCATCTACAGAGGCTTATCAACTAATAAATGAATTAGCTGGTGTTATGAGATGTTTTCCTATATGGTCTGAAGGTTCTGTAACTATTACACAGGATAGACCAACTGATCCTAGTTATTTATTTAGTCTTGCAAATGTAAGTGAAGCTGGTTTCTCTTATTCTGGCAGCAGTCTTAAGCAAAGACATACAGTTATTTCTGTAGCTTATTTTAATATGGATAGTAGAGAAATTGATTATGAAGTTGTAGAAGATACTACAGCACAATCAAAGTTAGGAATAGTTAAAAAAGATGTAAAAGCATTTGCTTGTACTTCTCGTGGTCAAGCTCAAAGATTAGGTAAAGCAATATTATTTAGTGAGCAAAATGAATCTGAAGTTGTTACTTTTACAACATCAATAGATGCTGGAGCAATAGTAAGACCAGGAAGTGTGATTTCTGTTAATGATCCTGTTAGGGCTGGAGCTAGAAGGGCTGGTCGTATAAAGTCAGCAACAACAACCCAAATAACAGTAGATAATGTTACAGATTTAAGCAGTTTCACAGGTACAAATAAAAAATGCAGTGTAATACTGCCTAATGGTGATCTTGAAATCAAAAATGTAACAGGTGTAGTAGGCAGTGTTATTACGTTAGCTTCGGCTCTATCTCAAACACCAAATGCTAACAGTATGTGGTTGCTTCAAAGCTCTACTTTAGAAGCCCAGACATTTAGAGTAATATCAGTTGAAGAAAAAGATGAAATTAATTATTCAATAACAGCGTTAACTTATATTGACGGTAAATACAATAATATTGAATCTGGAATAAGTTTAGCTGCAAGGAACATATCATTATTAAACGAACCAAAAGATCCTCCATCTAACCTTGCTGCAAAAGAAAGAATAGCAGTTATTAATGCTCTTGCTGTTACCAAATTAATACTTTCCTGGGTTTCTGTCAGTGGCGTTACCCAATATCTTGTGCAGTATAGATTTAACAATACAAACTGGGTTAGTGAAATAGTATTTAGACCTGATTTTGAAATAGTAAATACACAAGCTGGGACTTATGAATTTAAAGTTTATTCTTACAATGCTGGTCTTAAAATATCGAACACATCTTCTGATTTAACATTTAATGCTGTAGGTAAAACAGCACCTCCAGCAGACGTACAAAATTTATCAATAGAGCCTGTTACTAATAAGTTAATTAGGCTTAGATGGAATGAATCAACTGATGCAGACGTTATTCATGGAGGAAAAGTTTACGTTAGACATAGTAATAAAACAGATGGTACAGGTACGTTCCAAAACTCTATTGATCTTATTGAAGCGTTAGCTGGTAACACTACAGAAGCGGTAGTTCCAAGTATTGAAGGTGAATACATTCTTAAGTTTCGTGATGATAACGGAAACTTTAGTACTGGAGAAACTTCTGTCATATTAGATTTACCTGATTTAGTTGATAGTCAGCAGATATTAGAAGATAGAGAAGATACTGACCCCACAGCTTTTGGCGGAACTAAAACCAATGTAACTGTGTCAGGTGGTGCTTTACAGTTAACTGATCCGTCTGCAAATTTAACAGGAACTTATGACTTTGCTACAACATTAGATCTTGGAGCCGTATTTTCTTTAAGTTTGAAAAGACTTGTACAAAGTATTGGATTTACTGTTGGTCTTGCTAACACTATAGATGCTTTAATACCCACTGGAACGTTCTGGGATGACTATGCACAAAATGGTAATTTTGATGGTCCTGCTATCAATGATGTTAGTGCGTCTGTAGCTGTAAGAACAACCCCAGATAATCCATCATCAGGTTCACCTACCTATAGTCAATTTAATACTTTCGCTAACGGTACATTTAAAGGTAGGGGATTTCAATTTAGAACTACCTTGAAATCTGAAAGTACTGCTCATAATATTTCTATACAACAGCTTGGTATTGTCGCAGAATTTGAATCCAGAACAGAAAGAAGTTATGTTAGTGGATCGGGCACATCTACCGCACCATTATCTTCGGGAACTTCTTCATCAGGATTGAATGTTACTTTTGGAAAGCCATTTTTTACAGGAACTTCTAGCCTTGGGGGAGTAAATGCTTTCTTGCCTTCTGTAGGAATTACAATTCAAGGAGCTAGTGCAGGAGAATATTTTGTTTTATCTAGTGTATCTGGTACAGGATTTAATATAAAAATATTAGATAGTTCTAATAATCCAGTAAATAAACAATTCACTTTTCAAGCTGTCGGTTACGGTAAAGGGGTGTAATATGGAGGAAAAGATTTATTAAATGGCACAGGTCGGTAATAAAAATATAGATAATGCTTCTGGCCAGGTAGTAAGGCTAGATATTCAAAATACTTTAGCAGCAGTCGCAACAAATAATTTTGGTGCGAGAAACTCAGGAGGAACGATATTACCTTGTGAATTTTTAGCAGATGACACAACTAATAAGTTATTAATTAGGAAATCAAGTGGAGGAGATCAGGCCAACCCAAACCCTAGTTCTGGAACTGCTGCTGTTTTCTTTGAAGTAGGAAATTTAGACGAAGATAATTTAGGTTTGATGAAAAAATCTGGTGCTACGATGACAGGCCCGTTGTTAGGTGACGATGGTTCTGGTTCGGGTTCTCCAAGTTATTCGTTTGACCAAGACACTGATACAGGAATGTTTAGGGCAGCAGCAAATCAAATAGGATTCTCAACTGCTGGAACTCATAGAGTATCTATTATAAATACTGGAATAGTTACTGAAAACGGCTCAGATATTAGAATGGAAGATGTTGGAGCTAGTCATACTGTTGCTTTAAAACCTCCAGCACTTACTCAAGATGTAGAGCTTACATTACCATCCTCTGTAGTAAATGGTGGTTTTTTACAAACAGATGCAAATGGTGCTTTAAGTTTTCAGATTGTAGCTGGTGTTCCAACTGGCTCTGTTTTTTGTATGGCTGTAGCCACTGTACCTACAGGTTATTTTGAATGTAATGGGCAAAGTTTAAATAGAAATACATATGCAGCTTTATTTGCAGTTATAGGCACGCAGTATGGTGCAGCAAATAGTTCAACATTTAAAGTTCCTGATCTCCGAGGTGAATTTGTAAGAGGTTTTGATAACGGTAGAGGAATTGATTCTGGTAGAGGTATCGGTAGTAGTCAAAGTGGGCAAAACTTATCTCATGATCATGATGCTGACGCATCAGCTACTTCAAATGTAAGTGACCCAGGTCACAGACATAATGCAAGAGGTTATGGAAACGATGATGATGGTGGAAACCAATTTACTGGTAGTGGTAATAACTCCGTTAGAAATAACGCTATCGAAGATGCAACTACTGGTATTTCTGTTGCTACTAATGTATCTATTGACGTTGATAATGATGGAGGCAATGAAGCTAGACCTCGTAACATAGCTATGATGTACATAATAAAATTCTAACTATGGCAATTGAACCTGGTACATATAACTTTACTCTCCAAAGGAGGTCGGATCATACAATTCCGCTTCTTTTTAAAGATGGAAATAATAATGCGATTAACTTAACTGGATTTACCGTTGCTGCACAGGTTTGGGAAGAAACACGCACCACAAAATTTGCAGATTTTTCTGTTACTTATACAAATAGAGTCGCTGGATCTGTAAGTATTACGCTTACTGACACACAAACTGCAACATTTACTCCTGATATTTTAAAATATGATGTTTTGTTAGTTAATGCAGCAGGAGCCAAAGAATATTATTTAGAAGGTACAATATTTATGAGTGAGGGCTATACTACAACATGACCAATGTAAGCATTACAACTGAGAAGAACACTGTTACCGTTAATGGTGATACCAGTGTTGTCACAGTAGCGACTCAAGGACCGCAAGGTCCACAATTTAGCAGTACAGCTACTTCTTTAAATGATTCCAACAAAGTCAACAATTCAGTAGTGTATTTTGATTCAACAAGTGGTACATTTAAAGCAGATCAAACTCGCACCGTTGAAAATCTTGTAGACGGAGGAAACTTCTAACATGGCAAACACCTTAAGAATTAAAAGATCTACTGGATCGTCAGCACCCACCTCACTAGCCAACGCAGAACTAGCGTTTACGGAGGGAACTGAAACCCTGTTTATTGGAAAGGGAACCGGCGGTGCGGGAGGATCAGCAACAAGCATTATAAAAATTGGTGGTAAAGGCGGTTTCTTTGATAAAGATACAGTTCAAAATGCTAATAAAGTTTTATCTGGCCCTACAACTGGAAGTGATGCTGCACCTACGTTTAGAGCATTAGTATCAGACGATATTCCAAGTATTGCTCACACAAAAATTAGTGATTTTGATACAGGTGTTAGAACAAATAGATTGGATCAAATGGCTGCTCCTACTGGTGCGGTTTCATTGAACTCTCAAAAGATAACAGGACTAGCCGACCCTACTGCTGATGCTGATGCTGCAAATAAAGGTTATGTAGATGGAGTCGCACAGGGATTAGATGTTAAAGATTCTGTAGTCGCTACAACTACTGCAAATGGCACATTATCGACTGCGTTTGCTAATGGTCAATCTATTGATGGTGTAACGCTACAAACTGGTGATCGAATCTTAATTAAGAACCAAAGTACTGCATCACAGAATGGTATTTATAACGTGAACGCATCTGGAGCACCATCAAGAGCTACTGATATGGCTACGGGTGCTAATGCTGCTGGTGCTTTCGTTTTTGTAGAACAGGGAACAACTAACGCAGAAAATGGATTTGTTTGTACTTCGGATACGGGATCTGCTGTTGTTGGAACTAATAACCTAACATTTGCACAGTTTTCTGGTGCTGGTCAGATAATAGCTGGTGATGGTCTAGATAAATCTGGTAATGAATTATCTGTTGACCTTAAAGCAAATGGTGGTCTTGTAATTGAATCTACAGAACTTGCGGTAAAACTAGATGCTAGTTCGATTACTGGAACGCTTGCCATAGGAGATGGTGGTACAGGTGCTACAACAGCTTCAGCAGCCCTTACAGCACTTGGTTTGTCCAACTATGCAAAGACATTAATAGATGATGCCGATGCTGCTGCTGCTCGTACGACATTAGGTTTAGGCAGTATTGCTACCCAGGCTGCCAACTCTGTTGCAATAACAGGTGGTTCGATCACAAACTTAACAACATTTGATGGTATAACCATAGACGGTGGTAGCTATTAATCTAAAGGAGGTTATAGCTCATGGCTAATGTAATCAAACATAAAAGAGGTTCTGGTAGCGATCCAGTTGCAAGTGATCTTGTTGTCGGTGAAGTAGCGATAAGAACTGATGTTGGTAAGTTATTTACCAAGATGGATAATGGTAGTGTTGCTGAAATAGCTGGCGGTGGTAGTGATATAGCAATAAATACACTTAGCTCATCTTCTGCAACTGGTGGAGGTAGTGCAACATTCAATGGATCAGCTTATAGATTTACTTTATCTCAACCTCCCTCTGTATCAGCACAGCAATTATTGGTAAGTATTAATGGTGTTATACAAAAGCCAGTAGCAGGAACAGGTCAGCCAAGTGAAGGATTTAGTGTTGATGGAACGGATATTATCTTGGGTGACGCTCCAGCAACAGGTAGTGACTTTTTTATTCTTACATTTAAGAGTCTTGGAGTAAGTGAACCAGCAGACAATAGTGTTACAAGTGCAAAGATAGTAGATGGAGCGATTGTAAATGCGGACATAAATGCTAGTGCAGCTATAGCTGGCACAAAAATTTCTCCTAACTTTGGATCGTCACTAATACAGACTACTGGGAGTATTGTAGGTAATGGCATACAATCAACAGCAAATTTATCTTTAGATAGTGACGTCCCTACAATAAATTTTAATGATAGTAATTCAGAAAATGATTTTGAACTTAAAAATAATAATGGAACATTTACGTTACGTGATAAAGACGCTGCATCTGACAGATTAACTGTTACTTCGGCTGGTCAATTTACATTTGCAACTAATGTAGATTTTTCAAGTGGTATTGACGTAACAGGCGCTATCACTGGAACGGCAGACGCAACCATAAATTCTGTAACTGTAGGTAAAGGTGCAAACTCTGTTTCTGGTAATACAGTGCTTGGAGAAAATGCTTTAGATGCTGCTGTCACTGGACAATTAAACACTGCTATTGGTCAAAATTCAATGACCAATAATACTAGCGGTCAACAAAACGTTGCTGTAGGACAAGGCACTTTAGCTGCTAATACAACTGGTATTGCTAATACCGCTTTAGGTAGATCAGCTTTGGCTGCAAACACTACAGCCAGTAATAATGTAGCTGTTGGACAGCAATCTTTATTAAATAATACAGAGGGAACAAACAATGTTGCAGTGGGAGTTGAGGCATTAGAAGCTTGTACAACTGGTGGTTCAAATGTTGCCGTAGGTAAACAGGCTTTAGAAGCAAACACCACAGCTTCTAACAATACTGCCATAGGTCAGTCAGCTTTGAAATTAAACACAACAGGTGGTAGTAACGCTGCTTTTGGAAGTTTTTCTCTTGACGCTAATACAACTGGATTTTCTAATACAGCTATAGGTCTTAACGCATTAAGTTCTAATACTACAGCGAGTGATAATGTAGCCGTTGGTGTTAATGCATTACTATCAAACACAACTGGAACTCAGAACGTATCTGTAGGAAAAAATGCATTAGATGCTGCTACAACAGCAAATAAAAATACTGCTATTGGATATAATTCTTTATCAGCAACTACTACTGGTGCAGATAACACAGGAGTTGGAGCATTTTCTTTACTTACTAACACAACAGGTCATAATAATGCTGCTTTAGGTCAAAACGCTATGGGTTCAAATACAACTGGAGCCAATAACGTAGCTGTAGGATCTTTAGCTTTAGATGCTAATACAACTGGAAATAGTAACACTGCTTGTGGTAGAGCTAGTTTAGGGTCAAATACAACAGGAGATGCTAATACTGCTGTTGGTATAAATGCGTTAGCAAATAATACAACTGCTAGTAATAATACTGCTTGTGGAGATAGTGCTTTAGTATTAAACACTTCTGGACATGGAAATACAGCTGTAGGGAGTAGTTCATTACTATCAAATACAACTGGACTTTTCAACGTAGCCGTAGGTACTGAAGCTTTAGAGACTTGTTCAACTTCAAATAATAATGTAGCTATTGGTTTCCGAAGTTTGGAAGCACAAACTTCTGGAAGTACTAATACAGCCGTTGGTAGTTTTGCTTTAGATGCTAATACAACTGGTTATTATAATGTTGGAGTTGGTAGTGAAACATTAGGTCAGAATACAACTGGGGTTCAAAACACAGCTATCGGTACTTTTGCTGTTAATGCAAATACTACAGCTAATAATAATACAGGTGTAGGTCATGGAGCCTTATTTGTAAACACAACTGGACAAAACAACACAGCAGTAGGTTCTCTTGCTTTAGATGCTAATACTACAGCCTCTGATAATACAGCAGTTGGAGCAAGTTGCTTAAGTTCAAACACAACTGGACAAAGTAATTCTGGTCTAGGATTTGATTGTTTAAAAGCAAACACAACTGGACTAAATAATACTGGAGTTGGTAGAGCTAGTTTATTTAATAACACAACAGGTTCTCATAACACTGGAGTGGGCTATTATGCATTAATACAAAATTCAACTGGCTCTGAAAACACTGCTGTGGGTAATAGTGCTTTAGACGCTAATACTACTGGTAGTTTTAACACTGCTTTGGGTAGTCAGGCATTATCAGCAAATACAACAGGACAAGAAAACACAGCTTTAGGTAAAGGTAGTTTATTTAGAAACACAACAGGTGGTTCTAACACTGCGGTTGGTAATTTAAGTATGGATGCTAATACGACAGGTGGTTCTAATACTTCTGTCGGTAAAGGTAGTTTACTTTCTAACACATCAGGTGGTAGTAATGTTGCTGTAGGTGTAGATGCTTTAGTTTCAAATACCACTGCTGGCAATAATACTGCTGTTGGTGTTTTTGCCTTAAGAAACAACTCCACAGGTGGTGATAACACAGCAGTGGGTAGAGATGCCTTAGTAGCTTTGACAACTGCTAGTAATAATACCTCTATGGGTGTAAGTAGTTTACGCAATGCTACCACTGGTCATAGTAATGCATCTTATGGACATCAATCAGGAAATAATTTAACTTCAGGTGCTTATAATGTAGCTGTTGGTTATAATTCTGGATTTACAATAACAACAGGTAATAACAATACCTGCATAGGTTTTCAAGCTGGAACACAAAACAGTCCTGTCCATATAACTACAGCGAGTAATACAGTTTGTTTAGGTGATAACTCTGTTACTGATTTATTTTGTAAAGTTAATACAATACAAACATCTGATGTAAGAGATAAAACCGATGTAGATGACTTCAAACATGGCCTTTCTTGGATTACAAAATTAAGACCTGTAACTTATAGATGGGATATGAGAACAAATTATGAAGATAGAAAACCAGATGGATCAAAGAAAGAATCAAGATTGAATTTAGGATTTATAGCACAGGAAGTTTTAGAAATTGAAAAAGAACATGGATTTGCAAGTGAAAGAGACTTAATGCTTATAGTTAATGAAAATAATGACGGTAATTATGGAATGAAATATGAAAGAATTATTCCAATACTTGTAAATGCAATAAAAGAATTATCAGCAAAAGTCACTGCCCTTGAAGCAGGGTAAACTGTAACTAACTACCTTTTTATCATGGAAGAAAAAACCGCAGATGAAATTGCAAAGATTTTTGCAAATGCTGGTGATAGCGTAACTGTTATCAACACTGTTAAAACATCAAATGAAACTGATGATGATTACAAAGATAAGATTAAAAGAAACGTAGAACATCTTGAAATTATTAAGGACTACAAAAAACTTGATGAAACTACTTCTATTTGGACATCAGAAGATTTTACTGCTATAGATGCTGCTATTGTTAAAGGTAAAGCAGTCTATTCATAAAAAATCATGGCACTTACACAAGTTAGTACAGGTGGAGTAAAAGACGGCACTATATTAAATGCTGATATAAACGCAAGTGCATCGATAGCTGGATCTAAGATTTCACCAATTTTTACAAGTGCAACAGAAGTACAAAATAGTACTTTTAAAATTACCGACTCAAATCCAGAAATTTTACTTGCTGTTCCTAGTGGAGGATTAGATTCAAGAATACTTAATGATGGGTCAGGTAATTTAATTATTGGACATGGAGTTAATTCTGATACTCCAACAGAACGTCTACGTTTGGATTCGTCTGGAAATGTGAGAATAGGAATTAATGATAATGAACCAGCACAACTTGAATTAAGATATTCAACGGTACCTACTTATCTTACAAGTACTTTTGATGGAACAGTAGGTGAAGGAACCTTATCGATAAATGTTCCAAGAACATCTGACGGCTCTGGTTCTTGGGGTAGTCATAGTAATACTGGTTATGGTTCTTCTGCAATACAGGTACTATCTCACTCTTCAACGGGTGGATATGTGTCAATTTTAACTGGTAATGCAGATAATACAAATCCAACTGAAAAATTGCGTGTGGATGCAAATGGCACTGCTCTTTTTGCAAAATCTGTTTATGGAGAACAAGATAGTGAAAATTTTTACAGGATTAAATTTAATGATGTAGGTGGTATAGGGAATGATGTTGGTATAGGTCAACCAGATTCCTCTTCAATTGGATTTAATACTGTAAGTAATGGCTCAATACGTTTTTATCAAGGAACAGACGGTGAAGTAGCGAGAATACACGATAATACATATTTTGGTATTGGTACAACAACTCCACATAGACCAATCCATCAACACGTACCTAATTCTGGTGCAAATTATCATCAATTTACTAACACTGCTACTGGAAAATTGGCGGCTGATGGTGGCCTAGTTGGAATTGATGGAAATGAAGCTTTAATTTTATGGAATCAAGAAAATACTCCTACAAGATTTGCAACTAATAATCAAGAGCGGGGTAGAATAACATCTGATGGTCATTTTTTGATAGGTACTACAACCACAGCTTTAACTACTTCAAGTTTTGGAATTGGTTTATTTAATAACGGTGCTGGATTATTTTATAGAAATGCTGGTGGTAGTGTTAGCACATGTAAAATAGGAGGAAATGCTGGAGAAGCAAGAATTGATGGTGCGGGTAATATTACAAATACGAATAATAGTTATGGACAAATATCAGATGAAACTTTAAAGCAAGACATAGTTGATGCAGCTTCGCAATGGAATGATATAAAAAATATAAGAGTAAGAAAATTTAGATTTAAAGATAATCCAACAGGTGATTTGCAAATAGGTGTAGTTGCACAAGAATTAGAAACAGTAAGTGCTGGACTTGTTAGTATGAATGAAGGTGTTAAGACAGTTAAATATTCTGTTTTATATATGAAGGCAGTTAAATGTCTACAGGAAGCAATAGCTAAAATAGAAGCGTTGGAAACCGAAGTTGCAGCATTAAAGGCAAGCTAGTAATATTATTATAGTATTACAATATCATCCTAATGATTGATTCTTTAAAGTCAAAACTAGAAGTCATAAACAAAGAACTTCAACAAATTGCAAATAACTATAATGAAGCTACTCAAGTAGCAAAAAACTGTGAACAAAAAATATTTGAATTGAAAGGTGCTAGAGCACAATTAGAGGAATTAATAAAAGAAACTGAAACTACTGAGTCTTAATAGGAATATTTCTGTCAATAATGCCATACATGACATAAAGTGGTGCTAATCCTATAATCAGAAAAAGTACCATAAATGTTATTGGTACGCTTGCTTTAATTAGTGCTTCTCTTATCATGTTTCAAAAAATAGCTAATGTTTTGAGTATTATCTCATTTGTAATGGTAGCTTCAATGAGTGGTGGAGCGTATTTTGGTTACAAGTATGTAACTTCAGAAAATTTTAAAGCAAAAGTAATGAACGAGATACTTGGAAATGTACAAGGAATGATGCCCAAATTATTAGATCAAGGTCTACCAAAGGTTACTGGCCCATCAATGCCGATTATTAAATGAATTGTTGGCACTGTAATACTGAACTTATCTGGGGTGCTGATGCTGATATAGAAGAGGATTTTCAACCTGTTTTATATCAAGAATATTCAATGGTAAGCAACTTTTCTTGTCCTAAATGTGATTCATATGTAGAAGTCTATAAACGAAGAGATGCCTACGATTGACATACCTCGTTTTGACATAAATAAAGTTGAAATACATGAAATACCTGTATGGAAAACTGACATACAAACATTAAATAATATAAGTAAACCTATAGTTGATATTCCTGGTTGTGTAAGAGTACATAGAAATAATCTAACAAGTCTTATTGATAGTGATAAAGATGAATACGGCA